GCTGTGTGGCGCGAGCCTGCTAGGAGCGGCCGTGGTCCTGGGGCTGATTGTGGCGGCGGTGGCAGGGTGAACCGCCCAAGTTGGGACGAACACTGGCTCAAAGCGGCTGAATTGTTCGCCGAAATGTCCACCTGCGCCAGCGGCAGAAATGTTGGCGCAGTAGCGGTCCAGGACAGGCGGATAGTAGCCAGCGGGTTCAACGGTGTCCCGGCTCGGATCACGCACCCGGACATATGCATTCGCCGGGAATACAACATTCCCAGCGCGGAAGTCAGGTTCGGTAATTCACGAGAAGTGGAGGGGCGAGAAGCATGAGCTGTGATAGCTGCCTGCATGGCCGCAACCAAGGCCAATGCCTGATAGGGCGCCTCGGTTTCCCCATGATTGGGGCTGGGTGCGCGAAATTTGTTTATTGGGAGGGCGAGAGGTGACGCCTTGGCATGAGGGGCTAACGGAACGACAGCGTAGGTTCTGCGAAGTTTATGCGGCCAATGGTGGGAATGCAATGGCTGCGGCTAGTGAAGCCGGATACAGGAAACCGCGCCAGCAAGGCAGCGAGAACCTGGAAAAACCTGGAATTATCGCCGCATTAAGCCGCCTGCGCGAGGCGACTACCAGCGCCGCCATTGCCACCCGCGAAGAGCGGCAGTCCTTTTCCCCATGATTTGGGCTGGGTGCGCGAAATTTGTTTATTGGGAGGTCCAACGTGCCACGCCTCACAACTGATCAGTGGGCGGCCATAAGGATTGAGTGGGAGGGAGAGCCATTAGCAAGTTTCCTCGGACTGGCAGAAAAGTACGGGGTGCAGGCATCATCCATTAGCCGACAAGCAGCTAAAAACGGATGGATGAAGCGCGGTGTGCTGAAAAATATCAATGAGGCTGCACAGCGCATAGCCGATGCTCGCACAGACGCAGACGGGAACGCAAAGCAAACGCAAAGACAAGGCACAGCCGCAGACCTTGCTTTTCGTAACGAATCCGAGGACCTGCGGGCCGAGGTGCTTACGAGGCACAGGCAGGAATGGGCTGAATTGCGGATATTCCGCAAGGTCTCGCTGAAGGAGATGAAAACAGCGCATGATAACGGCAATAAAGAGGCTTGGATGAAGGCGAAGATTGCGGCTGATACCGCCTTGGCGCAACTGCGAGCATTGGCAATCCAGCAGGACGGCGAGCGCAAAGCTTGGGGCCTGGATCTGAGTGCCGCCGAGGATATTGTTATTACCAACCCGAGGAGCTTCGATGGAAGTTAATTCTGTTCCGGTCGATCAGTTGATTCCCTACGCCCGCAACGCCCGCACGCACTCCGACGCGCAAGTGGCGCAGATTGCCGCTTCGATCGTCGAGTTCGGGTTCTGTAATCCGGTCCTGGTTGACGAATCTGGCGGCATCATTGCGGGTCACGGCAGAATATTAGCCGCACGAAAACTCGGATTGGCAGATGTCCCTTGCATCCGGCTGTCACACCTGAGCCCGACTCAGCGCCGAGCCTACGTTATCGCCGACAACCGGCTGGCGCTCAATGCCGGGTGGGACGACGCCATGCTGGCGCTGGAAATGCGCGACCTGATGGACGAAGGCTACGACGTCGGCCTGACCGGCTTCGACCTCAAGGAAATCGACGCCCTGCTGGCCGGGCTGGACGCCACGCCGGAAGGCCAAACCGACCCCGACGCCGCGCCGGCGGTGCAGGCCGAGGCGGTGACGAAGCCGGGGGATGTGTGGCTGCTTGGGCGGCACCGGATCATGTGCGGGGATTCGACAATCGCTGCTGCGGTCGACGTGCTGATGCGAGGAAAAAAGGCCGACGCAGTTCTAACCGATCCGCCGTATGGTCAAAACCAGGACGGCGTACCTGGCGATGAAGCGGAAAACCTGCCGAGTGTTGTGATGGCTGCGCATCGACTGCCTGTGACTGATGCGGTTGTTGTGGCGTTTCAGTCACCGCGCACGTTCCAGGCATGGCTAAACGAGTGCATAAATGCCGGGCATCGTTTCGAGCGCATGTTATGGCTATACAAGCGGGCGCAGAATTCCTACCCGTGGCGAGGATGGCTTCTGACTTCAGAAGCCATCCTCGCCACGTCAGTCGGCAACGCAAAATGGCACGACCAACACCCATACGCACACGACTGCTACATGCTGAACGAGGTCAGCGGAGAAATCGACAGCAACATCGGTTGGCATGGTTCGGTTAAACCCGTCGCCGTGGTGTCCGATATAGCGCAGCGAATTTGCCCTCCAGGTGCGTTAATTTACGAGCCATTCAGCGGCAGCGGAACCACGATTATCGCCGCCGAACAAACCGGCAGAATCTGCTACGCGATGGAACTCTCGCCGAATTATGTCGACGTCGCCGTCCGCCGCTGGCAGCAATTCACCGGCAAGCGCGCCACGCTCGAAGCCACCGGCGCGGAGTTCCCCGGCTAAATGGCCTCCCTCGCCGACCTCCAGGCCGAGCGCGAGCGGCTCAAGGCCGCCAACGCCAAGGCGGATTTCGACGCCGCGCTGGCCGAAACCTGCGACGGCAAAGACGTGCTGGCCGCCGGGCAGGCGGTGCGCCGGCTGATCCTGGACGCGCTCGACGCGGCGGCAGATCCTCGACAAGGAAATCGCCCGCCTGCGCCACATCATCAAGCGCGAAATGCCGCGCGCCCTGCGGCGCATGCGCGCCGAAACCGCAAAACAACCGGAGGCCACCGCCTAAATGCAGATCGAAACCCTCGCCATCGACCGGCTCATTACCTACGCGCGCAACAGCCGCACGCACTCCGACGCGCAAGTGGCGCAGAATGCCTAGACTGAGCCTCCCATCGTTCGTTCCCCATCCAGGCCAACGTCGCATATTGCGCCACAGGCGTAAGCGAAACGTGGCCTGCATGGGTCGTCGGTTCGGAAAGACTATACTGCTGAAAGAGGTTGCTCTGAATTTCCCAGGCGGGGCGCTAGGCGGTGCTGACGGCATGGCAAGATGCGGGCTCCCTAGCGCATGGTACGCGCCAAACGACAGCTATTTTGCCAGGATATTCCAGGATGTCTCCAGGCAATACGCGCCGGTCATCCGAAAATCAACCAGCCAACCCAGGCCGGTAATAGAGTTCATAAACGGCGGGCGGATCGACTTTTGGACGCTAGAGAACCCGATGAAGTGCGGGCGCGGAAATCACTATGCCCGCGTGGTGATCGATGAGGCAGCTCATGCTCGGCACCTGAAGGATGCTTGGGAGGAATCCATCAAATGGACACTGGCCGACATGGATGGCGATGCGTGGTTTATCAGCACGCCAAAGGGCCTAAACTATTTTCATGATCTGTACTTAAAGTCCGCAACGGATCCTCAGTGGATAAGCCACACTGCCCCCAGCATGGACAACCCCTACCTGCCTCCTGGATGGATGGAGGAGGAGCGGGCCAACACGCCGACATTGATATTCGCGCAAGAGGTGCTGGCCGAATTCGTGACATTCGGCGCTGGCCTAGTCAAACAAGAATTCATTTCCGACGCCCCGGCGCCCGCCGGCCTGCCGGTGGTGCTGGGCGTGGACTTGGCTATCAGTGAGCGCGAGGGCGCGGACTGGACCGCCATTGCTGCCATGAGCCGGGACCCGGCCACCGGCCTGGTCTACGTCCGCGAGGTCGAGCGGCACCGGGCCGGGTTCGCCGCCGTCCTGGAGCGCATCAAGGCTGCTGCCGCCCGTCACCGGCCCAAGGTCATCGCCATCGAGCAGACCCAGTACCAGGCCGCGGTGGTACAGGAGCTGTCCCGTACCACATCGCTGCCCGTGCGCGGCGTGCGGCCAGACCGGGACAAGGTGACTCGATTCGCGCCCCTCCTGACTCGCTACGAGCAGCACCAGGTTCGGCACGATCCCTCCGGCTGCCCGGCCTGGTTCCGAGATGAGCTGCTAGCCTTTCCAGATGGCCATCATGATGACGCGGTGGATGCCCTGGCGTATGCCTGGCAGGCCCTGGGGTCGCTGTCCCGTTCTTACGCTGGATCACTGGAGCGCACGATATGAGCCGCATCCTGACTCGATTAGCCCCCCTCATCGGCGCCGAAGCCGCCCAGTTGCTGTGTGACCGGCTGGGGGGGATGTCGATCTACATCCCCGCCGTTCCGTCGCCTGGCTCGCGCTTGGTGTTGGCCATCGGCCATGCCGCCGCCGCCCGGCTGTCCGATGTCATGCCCGGCACACGGTTGCTGATCCCCAGCCCCAATGCCCTGAAACGCGCCCGCTTGAAAGGGGCCGTGCGCTGGGACGGGGATCGGGGCCTGAACCCATCCGAGATCGCCTCCCGCCACGGGATCACCACCCGATACGCCCAAATTTTGCTCAAGGAGACCAGCTAATGCCCGCCGCCACGCCCCTATTCAACGAGGTTGCCCTTGAGCAGGTCCTGTCCCTGCTATCCCGGCTTCCGGATCCCGATCTCGTCCTGGCTCAGCAAGGGATGGGACGCCAGGAACTGCGCAAGTTGGAAACCGACGACGAGGTATCCGCTGCCCTGGAAACCCGGGCGGATGCCGTGGTATCGACCCCCTGGCGCCTGGAGCCGTTCGAGTCCGAGCCGACCCAGTGGCTCGCGTCGGAGCTGGAGCCCCACATGGAAAGCCTGCTCCGGGGCCTCTGGTCGGCGGTGCCCTACGGCTATTCAGTTCTTGAGGTGGTCTATCGGCCTGGCCCACGCATCGGCATCGCGCATATTCAGGAAAAGCCGCTAGAGTGGTTCGAGCCGCGCCGGGACGGAACCCTCTGGTACACGCCTACCTCTAGCGCTGGGGTCGGATCCGCCGGGACGCCGGTCATCGTGGACTCCGATCTGAAATTCATCCTCACCCGGCGCAAGTCCACTTATCGCAACCCCTACGGCGAGGCCCTGCTGAGCAGGATTTACTGGCCCTGGTTCTTCCGTCATAACGGCTGGCGGTTCTGGATGCGGTTCCTGGAGCGCTTCGCCGAGCCCCTATTGTTGGGTCAGGTAGCCAACCCCGAGGACTTCGTGACCACCCTGGGTAAGCTGGGTTATGAAGCCGTCGCCGCCGTCGGAATCGATGAAAAGCTGACCTCGGTGACCCAATCGGCATCGGGAGAATTCGAGAAGATCGAAATGGCCCTAGGCCGGCGCATTCAAAAGCTGGTGCTGGGCCAGACCCTGACGAGCGAGGTAGGCGACAAAGGGAGCTACGCCGCCGCCCAGGTCCATAACGAAGTCCGCCAGGACAAGAAAAAGGCGGACATTCGCCTGGTGACCGGCAGTGTGCAGCGGTTGGTAAACGCCCTCTGGGCGCTGAATAGTTTCCCCGGGGATGCGCCGGAATTCGTCATGGCAGACGATACCGGCCTGGAGGTCCCCCGTGCCGAGCGGGACGCCAAGCTGGTTCAGGCCGGAGTACTGCGGTTGACGCCTAAATACCTGCTGGATCGTTACGACTTCAAGGAGGGGGATTTTGAGTTACCCACTCCGGCGGCTCCAGCGCCCGCAAGAGGGGCCGCCCAGCCGACTCCACCCCAAGGCAAGACCAAGCCCATCCAAGCGTCCCTCGGCTTCCAGGGCGCGGCCAATCCCCAACGATTCACCCAGGATCAGGCGGCGCTGGAAGCCCTGGCGGATTCCGCCCTGGCCCAGGCCAAGAGCCCGGTTCCAGCCGCCTTGATCCGCGAGGCCATCCTGGCGGCCACATCACCAGACGACCTGGCGGAACGGCTGGCCGGTCTGTACGGCGGGGAAGACCTGGCGAACTTCCAGGCCCTGCTAGAGCAATCCTTGTTCGCCGCCGATGTGCTGGGTTACACCAATGCCGAGCAGCGGGTAGGGGGCGGGTAGGATGGCCAACCCCGCGCAGGGTTCGCCCCTGATCCCGCTCCCGTTCGAGGAGGCGATTGCCTGGGCCAAGGGGCGCGGCGTGGTCCTGCCCGATGTCTACTACGGCGAGCTGCAAGGACTGGCCCGCGCCATGGCGTTCTCCGTGGCCGGCCTGGCCTCGATGGATCAGTTGCAGATGGTCAGGGATAGCCTGGCTAAGGCCACTGAAAACGGCGAATCCCTCCAATCCTGGCAGAAGCGGGTTGAAGCCTGGGAGATCCCGCTAGATTTACCAGCTCACCGGCTGGATAACCTCTTCCGCACCAACCTCCAGGGCCACTATGCGCGGGGACGTTGCCAGCAGCACCGGGAGAACTTGGAGACCCATCCCTGGTTCCTCTACGACGCGGTGAACGACAGTCGCACCCGGCCCGCTCATGCGGCGATGGATGGCTTCGTGGCCCGGCATGATGATCCGGTGTGGAAGAAGTGGGCCGCCCCCAACGGGTATCGTTGTCGTTGTCGGCTGATTGCGTTGTCCGAAGCCCAGGCCGCCCGCTTCCGCACGGCGGACCAGCGCCGCCAGGCAGACCCGGCCATCGCCCAAGCGCGCATGGATGCCCTCGGCAACGGCCCGGATGCGGGCTGGGATTATTCTGTGTGTGAGGAGCCGACCGAGGGGGTTAGGCGTGCCGAGGAGCGAAAGCGCGATGGGTCAAGCGACCTGTTATTCTCGGCTTTTCAGTCCAGGCAGCGGCGAATGACGGACCCCATTATGCGCGTGGTGGATTTTGCCGGGTTTGATGATCTAAACGAAGTTATTTCTCTGGTGGCACTCAGAAAGCCGCACTGGTTCCCTGATGGATTTAAAGGAATATTTGCTGTATCAAATAATGAATTCTTTGCTGCAATAAAATCAGGATCGATTTTTATAAGCAACTCGGAATCTATAGATTTTGCATTTTCCCCAGCGCGGGATTTAGTGGGCGCGTTGAATGCAATACGTCGTGACGGAGTACTTACGCTCAATCAAGAATATGCGGTAGAGGTATTGCAGCATGAGTTGATTCACAGCGCCCACCCAAGAAAAGAAAGCCAGCGTCATCTGATTGGTATTGATGATATGGATGAGGCGATCGTTCAACTTGTGGCCAGGCTTCGATACCCTGCACTGTTATCAGCCCTCGGCGGGGAGACTCGTCATTCAGAAAAAATCCTAACTGACGGGTATTCGTATTATCAGAGCACAAGAAATTTTGTGGAATTGATGCGTGTTGCGGGTCTTACTGTTGAGGATTTTGAAAGATCTTTACGAGAGACGAGTCCAAAGAAAGCGTTGCAGGTAATATTGAGGAAACGCACGGGTTGGAATGAAAAGAAAGCCGGGCGGCTTTTAAATATGGCGATGATTAAGCCGCTTGATTCTTTTCTTGCAAAGATTCGTCAAGTGCAAGCCTATGCCCAGCCTCAAGACAATGAGTGATCGCTAGCTGGCGCCGAAAGTCGGGATTTTCTATGCGTGCGAGTGCGGATACTTTTAGTTTGTCATCCCCGCGCACCTTTGCCAGCCTGACAATATCAGAGAGAGCTGCTTGTTGATCTTCTTCTAAAAATTCCATGTACTCGGTTTTGCTCGAAAAGTCCCCTTCCCAAAGCAAATCCAGGTCTTCTATCGTGGCACCGTGATCAAAAATAGTCTCCATATCGACCCACTCTGAAAGTTGACTCTGTACTATAAAGCATAGCCCGTCGCCGCTGCCTCGGGTAGGTGGTGCAGGGTAAAAGGAGGTGGATAAGGCCCCGGCCACAGGCCCCCTTACTCAGGGAGGTGGATAAGACCGGTAGTTTGACCCCCCTTATTCACCCCGTTTATAAGTAATTAAAATTGGTGCGAAATATTTCGCACTATTTTCTTTCGTCATACTCCGTATCCTTGGGGCATGAAGAACCTGCCCAAATCCTATCGATTCGAGGCCCCGCCTCCCAGCCTGGCCGCCGCATCGGACCAAACCAAAACCCGCACCTTCAGCGGCACCGCTTATGCCGGCGGCCCGTTGCGGGAATGGGGCTCTCCCATTGTCATCGACCTGGAAAGCCTGATCCTGCCCCCGGTTTGCCCGGTGCTGGAAGGCCATGACCGGGAAAAGCGCGTTGGCGTCTGCTCCCTGTCCGTCCAGGATGGCCGGTTGATGGCCGCCGGGCGACTCCTGAGCAACGAGGATGCCCAATCCCTGGCCGCCGATGCGGATGAAGGGTTCCCCTGGCAGATGTCCGTTCACGCCGAGCCGGGGCGAGTTGAGGAAATCGCCGTCGGAGCATCGTTCTCCGTCAACGGCCGCGCCCTAACCGGCCCGCTCAGTGTCCTGCGCGACACCCTGATTCGAGAACTGTCCTTTACCCCCACCGGCGTCGATGCCGCGACCGAGGCCCGAGTTTTGAGTGCCGAGGTTCCATCCGCGCCCAACCCCAAGGATTTATCCGATATGCCCACCATCGAGGAGCTGCATAGCCAGCTCGCCATAGAAAAAGCCCGAGCCGAACAGGCAGAGGCTCAAGTGGTCCAGTTGTCGGCACGCGCCGAACAGGCCGAACAGGACCTAGCGGCTGTCCGCGCCAGCGCCCGGAAGTCCGAGGTTCTGTCGCTGTTCGCCGAACTGGGACGCCCCTGCCCGGAGGCCGCGCTGCCCCATTACCTGGCCCTGTCTGAGGATGCCTTTGGGGTGGTCGCTGCCGATCTGCGGGCCGCCAAGCCTCACGTACCGGGGCACCTGTTCTCTGAGCAAGCCACCGGTGAGCCGGGCTCCGGCGCCGCGCCTGGCCTGTCCCTATCCGCCATTTACCAGGCCCGCCGGCCGGGAGTGAACTAAATGACCGCAATCACCATGGGAGGCCGCACCGGCGCCTTTCTGCTTTCTGAGGCCCCCGGTACCCTGAGCCGGGACGCCATCGTCGTTGCCGCCGGCGCGAATCTCGCCGACGGAACGGTGCTGGGTAAGCGGGTCCGGGCGGGTAACGGGGCCTCTGTTACCGGCTCGATCGCCGCCACCACCTTGACCGTCACCGCCGTAGGCTCCGGGACTCTGACCGTAGGCCAGACCCTGAGCGGTTCCGGCGTTACCGCCGGGACCAAAATCACCGCCCTGCTGACTGGCACCGGTGGAACGGGCACCTACACGGTGGACACCTCCCAGACTGTCTCCAGTACCACGATTACCGCGAGCGCTGCCGCCGCTACCGCCTGGAGCACCAACACCGGCAACGGCGCCATGGGCGCGATCACCGTTTCGACGGGCGTCAAGGCGGGCACCTACCAACTAGCCATCATCGAGCCCGGCACCAACGTCGGCACCTTCCTGGTCCTGGACCCGGACGGCTTGATCGTCGGCAGGGGTGTGGTGGCTTCTGCGTTCAGCGCCGGTGGCCTGGCCTTCACTCTGGCCGATGGCTCCACTGACTTCGTGGCTGGCGATGGCTTCGACATCGTGATCGGCGCCGGGGATGGCACCTACGTCGCTTATGACGACGACAACACCGACGGCGCTGACGTGGTCGCCGGCATCCTGTTTGGCTCCTGCAACGCGACCAGCGCGAAACAGGACGCGGTGGCCATCGTGCGCCTTGCAGAAGTGGCGACCGACCTCCTGGTCTGGGCCGCGACCAACGACGCCAACGATAAAACCGCTGGCCTGGCCGACTTGGCCGCCCTCAACATTCTGGCCCGGAGCTAGTCCCATGCCCATGGTTGACCCATTAACCCCTAACGCCTTCAGCCTGCAAAGCCTGACGGCGGCTATCAATAACCTGGCCTATGTTCCTGGCCGGATCGGCCAGCTTGGCTGGTTCGACGAGGCGGGCATTTCGACGCTGACCGCGTTGATAGAGGAGCAGGACGGCGTGATTTCCGTTGTGTCACCGTCGCCTCGGAACGCGCCTGGACAACCCCTGGCCGCCGATGGCGCTCGCCGGATTCGACCCTTCGCCATCCCGCACCTGCAACAGGCCGATGCGGTGTACGCGGACGAGGTACAGGGTGTTCGGGCCTTCGGATCTGAGAATCAGGGCGAGGTGCTACAGACACGCATCAATGAGAAGTTGGCTCAGATGCGGGCCAACATCGATTACACCATGGAATATCACCGCATGTTGGCGGTGCAGGGTAGCTATATCGACGTGAACGGAGACACCAAGTCGCTGTTTACCGAGTTCGGTGTGGCCCAGCAGACCCAGAGCATGGCCCTGTCTGCAAGTGCGTCCAGCAAAGCCCGTGAAAAGGCGTACCTGGTGCTGGAAGACATCGAAAACGCCCTGGGTGGCGTCCCCTACAGCGGCGTTCGGGTTCTGTGTAGTCCCGGATTCTGGAAAGCGCTGATCGAAGACAAGGACGCTAAGGATACCTATCTCAATACCCAGATGGCCTCCTCCCTGCGGAATGACCCGCGCCTGGCGTTCGACTGGAATGGCCTAACTTGGGAACGCTATCGCGGCACCTCGTTGACAAAAATCACCGATGACTGTGCTTATGCGGTTCCGGAAGGTGTTCAAGGCCTGTTCCTGACTCGCTTCGCCCCGGCAAATTACATCGAAACCGTCAACACTCTAGGCGCCCCATACTACGCCAAGGGTGTCGCGATGGAGATGAACAAAGGCTGGAAACTGGAAGCGCAATCCAACCCGCTGAACATCTGCACCCGGCCCCGCGCCGTGATCAAGCTGACCATCAGCTAGGCGGCCATGGCGGTCTATTGCACCCAGCAGGAGCTAGTCACTCGGTACGGCGAGACGGAGCTAATCCAACTCACCGACCGAGAGGCCCTGTTGGGTGCGATAGACACCACGGTATTGAATGCCGCTATTGCGGACGCGTCGGCAGAGATCGACGCCTATCTTCTGGATGGTGGCTATGCGCTGCCATTAACTAACGTGCCGCAAACCCTGTTGCGTCATGCCTGCCAGATAACCAGGTACTACCTCTATGACGGGGTACGGCCTGAACAGGTCCAAAGGGATTACCAAGAGTCTATCCGCTGGCTTGAGCGTGTCGCGTCTGGACAGGTTCGCATGGAAGATGCCAGGACGAATTCCCGTTGCGCCGTTGGGGTTCGATCCATGATTTACGGCACCGACTTTGACGAGTCGTATCAGCTATGAGCGGTGACAGCATCAGTATAAGTGTCAATGACGCTGAGGTGCGGGCCGCATTCGCCAGTTTGCGTTCTCACCTAGCCAACCTGACGCCGGTCATGCGATCGATAGGGCAGGGGCTCAGGACTAATGTCGATTTATGTTTTCGCGGCGAGCATGACCCCTGGGGCGTGCCATGGCAACATCTGGCGGCGTCCACCCTGCGCCGTCGTCGTGGCACGTCTGCGCAAATCTTGCAGGACACGCGCCGACTGGCTAACAGCATGACCTACCGCGCCGACAGCAACAGCGTTTCGGTCGGGACGAATGTCGAGTATGCCGCCATCCATCAATTCGGCGGCGACATCCAACACGCGGCCAGGACATCAACCCTCTATTTTCGCCAGCGCCGGGACGGCAGCGTAGGCAATCGGTTTGTGCGACGCAACCGCAGCAATTTTGCTCAGGATGTGACCATAGGGGCGCATACGACACATATCCCTGCGCGGCCATTCTTGCCGATCCGCAACGGTCGCGCCGATCTGCCTCCGGCCTGGCAGGCTGACATGCTCGCCATCCTGGCCAGGTACTTAACCGCATGAGTACCCCGCACCATCTCGACTTAGAGCCACTGCTCATTGCCAGGCTCAAGGCTAAAGTGCCCACCGCGCTGGATGTGCTGTCGGCTGTTGACCTGGCCGCCGTGGAGGACCAGGCACTTAGGACACCGGCCCTGCATATCTACTACCTGGGCGATACGTTCGACGGACGCGCCGTGCAGGGCGTTGACCTGGAAGTGGAGCAAACCTGGGGCGTCGTCGTCGTGGTTCGTCATCAGCGCGGACCAGCTGCCCAGCGCGGCCAGGCTGGCGAATTGATGACGGCGGTGATTGGCGCACTGCAAGGATGGGAGCCGTCCCCAAATCATGGGCGATTGCAGCGAGTGCCCGCCCCAGCACCCCTATACGGAGATGGCGGGATGCTTTTCTTACCCCTGTATTTTTCCAGCCGCGTACTCACCAGCGGCACCGAGTCTTAAGCCAAGGAGCTTTATCCCATGTTTGATACCGTCGCACTCTCCCCCGTCTATTTAGAAGTCAAGCTGAAGGCCGGTGTATGGTCCGGTGATGTGGCGCCGACCCAGTTCTATGATCCGGTGAACTTCACGAAGCTGGCCATCACCCCGGCAAAGCAGGAGAAGGTTCGCCTTCTCTCCAACATACACGGCACCCTGGGCGAGGCGCTTGACACCCAGTTCAAGGCCACCGATCCGGCGGCCCTTAGCGCTGACATCGACACCTTCAATGAGACCTTGGCGGCCCTGATCCTCGGCGCGGATGTGTCGTCCCTGTCTCGTGCTGGCGGTGCGGTGACGGATGAGGCGGTCACCACGGTACTCAATATGTGGGTGCCCCTGGCTAATCGCTATTTGTCCTCGTCTGGATTCAGCATGAAGACCTCGGGTGACGTGGCGGTAGCCTCTACTAAGTACGAGGTCGATATTCACCTGGGAATGATTAAGGCCATTCACGCTGACGCCGTTGGCGTGGGCATGAAAGCCTCCTACACCAAGTCCACGGTGGCTGGTCGTACTTTCGCGGCCGGAAAGACCAATACCACCTACCTGCAATTGCAGGGTGTCGCGTACGACAAAAAGAGCCAGAAGTATGGGCGCCTGAAAATCCACAAGGTCTCCGTCGTATCGGATCAGGAATGGGATCTCGCGGTTGGTGGCTATCTCAAGGGCACTTTGCAGGGCGACCTAATTACCCCAACTGGCTATGACTCTGCCTGGGAATTCGAGCCGGTCACCCTGACCTAATAAATGACACGGACCCGCAAGGGTCCGACCTCTTTATAGCGGGTCAACGAATGCGCGTAACCCTGCACGATCTAACAGCCATGATGCCAGCCACGTCGATTGACTTGGCAAAACGGCTCATTACCGGGATGGAGGGGTACGCGTCTAAAGCGTACCCTGACCCTCTGCATGGCTGGGCTGTTCCAACAATAGGTTACGGTACGACGCGCTATCCAAACGGCGGGAGGGTTCGGCAAGGGGATATTTGCATTGAGAAAGAAGCCATCCAATGGCTAGAGCATCATATTACCCGCAGCATCATCCCCGTGCTGGAATATATCCCAACATGGGCTCGTATGAACGCCAACCAGCGGGCAGCACTGATTAGTTTCGCGTACAATTTGGGGGCACATTTCTATGGAAACACCCCGGCTTTCACTCGCATTAGTCAACTGTTGAACTCCCCGCAGATTTGGGATGATCCGCTACATGTGAAGCAGATTTTCACTATGTACAGGAACCCAGGATCGAAGGTGGAACGAGGGTTGCGGTTACGGCGTGAACTGGAAGCCGACCTATTCTGTACGCCCGTCCCAGAGGCCAAGCTATGAATTGGTTGCTCACATGGGGTTTGAGTCGGCTGAAAGAGCCTAGCACCTGGCGCGGGCTCATCGCCCTCGCTACGGCCAATGGTGTGCTGGAGGGGACCATCGTGACGCCCGCCGGAAAAACCTCGCCCTGGAACTGGCAAGTGGTGACTGGCTAATCATGATCACCCTCGGCGGACAAGCGTTGCCAAACGGCCTGCGCTGGCTGGATGAGCACGCCTGGTCCCCGGTTTCCCAGTCCACGGAATACAGCCTGACTGGCGCTCTGATGATCGATGAGGCCACCAAGCAATCGGGGCGGCCCATTACTCTTGAGGGCGGATTGAACTTTGCCTGGATGACCAAGGGGGACCTGGAGTACTTGGTGTCCCTATTGTCGACGGCGCCGGAAACCGGGCTGACCCTCACTCTCCACGATGGACGCCAATTTCAGGTGCTGGCCAGGCACGGGACCGATGGCGCGGTCACCGCCCATCCGGTTCCGCGTGTTTTGGATTCCGGGTTAGCAGACCCGGACGCCACCGCCTGGTATTACATTGAAGCCCTGCGACTTTTGCAAATCGGATGATGCCACGGTGCAACGCAAAGAAATAACCAAAATACTAGAGACTTGGGCTGAGCA